ATTATTGGATGTACCATTCTCGTCGCAAGTCAAAACTGAATTTGCAACATTTAGACAACAACTACGTGATCTACCAGATGTAGATGATCCAACCAAAATTATTTGGCCGACAATCCCTACTTCAGTCAGTATCAATTTGCCACCATTTCCGCCAGTACCAAGTTACAAAAATAAAATAATTAATTTTATACCAAACATAACTAATTAGCTCCCTGCAATTTGCAGGTAAAGATTTAGTTGGTTCAGGCTCATATTACTACGCTATTCAGGTTCAAAAAAATTCTGTTGTTTAATATTTAATCTTGCAGTGTAATTAAATTTATGAAAGTTGTTGACATAGCCCAAGAAATTTATTTTGATTTAGGCGAACCAACTGACCTAAGTCTTGCCCCGGTGTCTTACTGGATAAGAGCTAATGTCGGGGCTTTGAATAGTTTTTTGTTTTCTGATTTTTATATTGATGATTCATTTGAGATTGTTGACTCTAGCAATTGCGAGATAGATATAAATGCTGTAGCAATTTTAAAAAAAATATACATGATTCATAGGTATTCTGTGATAATAAGATCTAAGTTGACAGACATGAATACTAATGACGTTGTAGAAATTCAAGATCAAGACACAAATGTAAGGAGAGTAGATAAAAATCAACTTATTAGAAGCATCAGCACAGAAAAAAAACAAGAAGAGCAAGAGCTTAGGAATTTAATAAGCGCCTATAGAGCTAATAAAGCCAAACCCGGACAAATTGTCGGTGATGATATTATTGCTGGAGCTTATCCGACGGATTATCCTTACATAAGGACCGGAAGAACTTATGGGTACACGGCTTTTTAAGGGTTATTTCCTTCTAAGGCCCAGATGAAATCTGCCCATAGTTGCCAAGGAACGACTGCCCGTTCCGCTGCTCCATTTTTGCCTTGTGTGCCTGTTCTCGCTCCCCTTGGTGCAGCATCATGATCAGGATGGCCATTATGGCACATCGGTCTAGGAACCCATCCGGGAACTTGACCCCACAAGTCGGTTGGCTTCATTGAGGTATCCCCATATCTACAAAAGCAGATTGTGTTCCGAGCTAGACCAGCAACGCAGGGGAGCTTCCTAAGCACGCCCCGAGGATTCTCAATGAACCAACCAGTCGGCTTCATATGGTTGATAAACTCAATAGTCTTAACAACTAAGGCTTGCATTTGAGTCGCCTCAGGGGTCTTGGGTAGATAGGCCCCCTTGCCGCCGCCCCAATGGTGACCGATAGACGCCACTGAAAATGCCTCGCATGGGGGAGAGGCTGAAATCAAATCAAAATGACCATGTTCTTTGAGGAACTCCTCAGGATTCACAGTCATCATATCCATAGTTAAATTGCACTTGAACTTTGGGTCCAAATCAAGAGTAACATAAGAATGTCCCCGAGCCTCAATCCTAGCGCGCCGACGTTCTCCGCCAGCGCCAGCATACAAATCTAATATTCTCATAGAGCAATCTACTCAGCCGTTTTTCCATTCTTCCGAATCTTGATCATCGGAGTCTTTTGAGTCTTTTAAAATTTTGGTTATTTCGTTGATTTCAAATTTAATTTTGTTGCGTAATGCTTCAAGTTCTTTAAGGGCTTGTATTTTTTCTTTTACAGTTTTTGTTTTTTTAATTTTGCTTAAAAGTTTTTTAGACTCTTTTAGATAAAAAGTAGAGCTTTTTAAAAGTAAATTTTCTTTTTTCATATAAAAAAAAGGGGAAGGGAGCTTTCGCCCCCCTCCCCAATCGAGAGATTCAGCGGGACTTTCGCATAGACTTCTTCGACGCGACCAAGCTTTGAGGCTCAGAAGCGGAAGCGAATGCAAAGCTGTTCTTAGCAACAGGCCTTGAATCTACTCGGTGCTGATTGATCCGGACAGTCTTCTCTGCGTTGGTCACTGAAAAGTGACCCGAACTGGACTCGCTAACTGTTAGTGTATATGTGTTTCTCATAGCTAGAGAACTTGGCCTTTTTAGTTTAAAAGTCAAATTTTTTATAAAAAAAGAACACTAGCCTTTATACTGTTCGAGAATATTCCTAGCTATTTTATTTACAGCATCTATGCACTCTCGATTATGTTCCGGAGCTTGTGGCGAACAATCTTGCCATTCTATTGTGTAGTCTGCAAGAGATGCAACTATAGGAGTGTTTTCTAATTCTTCTTTATTTACTGGAATGGAAAATTTCTTTTTTATAGAAAATCCTTCCCCGAGTTGAAAATTTGTTTCTACAGTGACTTTTTGGACGTGAATGTGAACTCCTTTATTCTTTTTAATCCATTGGCATTCATCTTCAGAATAAGAAGCGTATCTAATATCTGGAACACAAAAAATATCATTGCCAGAATCAAGCCTTTTGATTTTTTTCATCGCCTCTTTTGTCCAATGTGCGCCTTTGCTTTTTGAGCGCATAACCTTGCCATAGAAAACAAGAAAATCTCGTATTTTTTCCTTGTCCTGCCCAGAGCAATTGACTGGGTCTATTTTAAATAAATCCATGCAAGCGTCATAGCATTCAAGCTTTAATTGATCAGCTAAAGACACTTTTTTGAATTTGTACTCACTGTGTTTAGTAAAGTAGTTTTTGAGGATTTTGCAAACAGAATCTTTGCCGTCTCTTGCTAAACCGGATATTCCTATTATTTTATGTTTCATTTATTAAAAAAAACTCCAATCGACATGATTATTAAATTTGATAAGTTCGGAAGCTAAAGTTGTTTTCATTTTTTTAGGCTCTCTTATTAAATTCAAGCCAGCTTCTTTTGGGGTTTTGCTTCCTTTTTTGGAATTTATATTTTTACAACTTAGAGCCATGTTCTCCCAAGTGCTTTGTCCTCCTCTGGACTTTGGGATTAAATGATCAATATTAGCTTGTTCTTTTTTAAGAACTCTGCCTGTGTATTGGCAAATGCCGTTATCTCTAATCCAAATATTGTTTTTAGTTGGATTAAATCTTTTTCTAGGCATCCCTGAGTATCTAGAAGAGACTAATATAGTTGGGACTCTTATTGTTAATTTGCTTGTTCTTATCTCAAAATCGCAGCTTCGAATTGGTAATTTTAACCATTCGTCCCATTTTACTGCTTGTATATCTTCGATTTGATTAAAATTGAATGAACCGTCTTTGTTTTGTTCATATACAATATTTAGAGCTAAACAGTTTGGGCTAACGAGTTCATTAAACGCTTCTCTGACTGATTTCACGCCAATTCTTTGCCATTTTTTATTCAGGCACAAGCAAAGTGGTTTATCTTCTATCCCTGTCACAGTTGGACAGCTTGTCTTTTTTTTCTTTAAAATCAATTTTTTTTTGATATTTCAAGTTTATTTCCCTATAAAAAACGACATATGAAGTCCTCAAATAAAAATAATAAAATCATCAAGAAGGCTGCTACAAAGTCTGGAAACATTGGCTCCTCTGGAAGCTCAGGTAAGGCCGGTGGAGCTGGTAACGTAGGAAAGCCTGCCAACACTGGCAATACTGGAAACTCCAGTAGCGGCGGCAAGTCGGGAAAGAAGCCGTAATAATAAAAAACATGGCGCATTTCGGTGCGCCATGTTTTTAATAAATTATAAAACACTCGTCCATCGAATCTTCCCAATCAAGAGGTTCTGATGCTTTGACTTTCCTCTTGAACTGACTGTAACAGATAGCGGCTCTTTGTTTTTGATCAGGAAATTCTTTTATTATCGAAGAATCTCCCATGCACTTTGAAACAAAATCGCTTTGTTTTTGATTTTTGCTTGGCTTAGGAAGAGGCATATTGAATCATTACACTTAATCTAATGATCTTATGTTAAAAATATCAACAGTTTTGACCTTTTCTCCATCTGAAATAGAAAAAGTGTCTTCATCTTCAACAGAAACTACTGTACCAAGCCATTCGTTTTCATTGTCTAAAACTTTCACTGGTTTTCCAATCAGTTTTTTATTGATTTCAAATCTAATAGAGTTCATTTTATTTTAATTACTGTATCGTTATTTACAAAAGAGATGTGGATGTTTGTATATCTGTTTTCTTTATCAAATATTTCGCCTATCAAAATGTGCATATCTTTAGACATGGACCCCAAAGTAGAAAAAAAATGACTCTCAAGCTCTTTAGAGTTGTTTTTGCTAGTATCTGAACAATCGCATGTTGATAAAGAACTAAAGCAGAAATCCAAAAGCTTAACTAGCTCTTCGTTTTTAGCAATGTCTTCTGGATAGTTAGCAAGAAATTTGCAAAACTCTATGAATCCTTTAATTTCTAATTCCATTTTATAGTTTAATCATTATCTTATAGGTGATTATATAAACACAATAGCAAAATAAAGTAAAAAAACTGAACTGACTTGCCGCTGCGCAAAGCCAAAAACCAAAGCAGAATGGGCACGCTAATAATTTTGTGAAGAAAGTATGTCTCTTGTAATGCAAAAAATCAAAATAATTTTCGTATGGATTTTGTATTTTAA